ATTCGGAGTTTTCTGTCGGCTATATCGAGGACGACAGAGACGACCACCAGGGGGAGCTCTTGGATATGGTGCCCCTTGAAGATATACGGGCGCTGATCCAATAGCCATGGTGTACTACGGAAAAGAGGCAAGAGAAAAGCTCATCGCAGGTGTCCATAAACTCGCTCGTGCAGTTATTCCGACTCTTGGGCCACGCGGGAGGTACGCGATTCTCGCACAAGAGGGCCACCCACCGGCGATTACCAACGATGGCGTCACCATCGCGCAGCACTTGAAGTTTGAGGATAAGGTCGAATCTGTCGGTGCAGACCTTATTCGTGAGGTTGCAGCAAAAACCAACGAGGTTGCTGGGGACGGAACGACTACAGCGACACTCCTTGCTGACAAGATTCTTACCATTGGGATGGAAGAGGTAGAATCTGGGAGGAATCCCGTGGACATTCGGGACGAGCTCGCAAGGGACGGGACGAAGGTTGTGGATTACCTACGGACGATAGCGAGGCCAGTCGGGAAAAAAGAAGAATTACGAAGGATTATCTCGCTTGCGTCGAGGGATGAAACGATTGGCACATTAGTATCCGACATCTTGTGGAAGCTCGGGAAAGATGCTAAAATAGCAGTACAGACAGGTCATGGAATGGGGATAACGTCAGAAGTTGCTGCTGGATTCCAGTTCGATGGTGGATATATGTCCCCGTCGATGATTACCAACACCAAGACTGGAAACTGTGACGCCGAGGACGTGCTTATCCTCGTCACAAACAAGAAAATTGAGCTCATCGACGAGATTTTCGGGCTCATGGAAGAGGTCGCAGAATCTGGGAAGAGGAATCTTCTTATCATAGCAGATGATGTATTCGGCTCAGCGATCAAAAACATCGAGTTGAATCGAAAAAACGGCGTACTGAAGGTTATGGTAGTGCGTCCAGTGGGTACCCCAGAACGCCAAAGAGAGATTATTCAGGACATAGCGGCGGTTACCGGGGCAAAGCCATTTTGGCACGAGGGGGGAGATAACCTCCGTACGGCAACTATCGGAGACCTGGGGCACGCGGAGAGTGTTTCAGCATCACAAACTCTGACAACGATCATTGGTGGTGCTGGGGACAGAGAAATACGCAAGGCGGAACTCTTTGGAGCCTTACAGTCGGCCACTGACCCTGTTGAGAAAATGGTTCTTGAGCAAAGACTTTCAAGAATCTCTGGACTCGTCGGTGTCGTCGAAGTTGGGGGAAGGACGGAAACAGAAATTACTGAAAAAAAGTTCCGTGTTGATGACGGTATACGAGCAGGAATAGCAACACTAGAGGACGGCGTGATACCAGGTGGAGGAGTAGCACTTGAAAACGCCGCAGAGCTCATAGAATCAAAAATACTCAAGAAGGCGCTTCAGGAACCAAGAAAGACGCTTGATGATAACGCTGGCGAGAAACTCCCAGTTGAAGGAATCATCGACCCTTTCAAGGTCACCCATACGGCACTTCAAAACGCTATCTCAGTCGCATCGCTTATTCTCTTATCAGAAAGCGTCGCACTATGACGAGGCACCAATTACAAGCCAGGCTCATGAAACTCGACCCACGACTTCGGTTGGTTTCTGGTAGGGTCGTCTTTCTCCCAAACGGAAAGAACCTAAAGCCCGTTGCCCTCTACAGGGGCTACCAATACTGCGGATTCACGCTCTCGTCATCCTACGTCGAAAAGAAAACAAAAAACACTAAGGTAGAAAATACCTGGAATAAAGAAAGAGGAATGTGGCTGAGAAAGATCACCTCCTACCCAACAAGGGGGAGGGACGATTTTCTTCGTCTTCTCTTTGGTAAGCGCATTATCCACGGTAGAGCACAAACACAATTCTTGCGACTATGGCAGTAGAAACGAAAAGACTCAGAGCGGTTATCGCGAACTTCAATGACATCCTCACGCCATTATATCCATTCTTTGATATAGCGTCTCCAGAAGAATTAGCAAACGACGAAAAAACTGTCGATGTCCTGCTTGTGTGGAATGACGTTCTCCCAGACTACCAGATGATGTGTGCGGTGGCGAACATGCACGGCATTCCAACCTTCGTCGTTCAGCACGGTCGCGGTGGAATGAGGGATTACCTCGACGGCCTTCATAGGCCATGGGCAAATGCGGCATTTGTGTGGGGAGAGAAAGACAAAGAGATTGCAATAAAGGGCGGATGGAAACCAGAACAGGTCTTCCGCGTCGGTGCGCCGTGGTTCACTTACAGGCCGGCAAGAGAACAAGAAGAGGGGCTTGTGGTCTTTGATGCGGTCCACTGGCAGGGGGAAGTGAAGGAGAACTACGAGGTATGGTCGGAGCTACTCTCCATACCGGAGATTACGCCAGTGGCAAAACTCATCAACGAACACAACCCGGAGATGTTCCCGGGCAACTGGCTCCAGACAGATAGATTCAAAGAGGGGCACCTTGAGGACACCTTTACGCTTCTCAAAAAAGCAAGCGCGGTAGTGTGTATGCTCGAGGGGACAATGGAGCTTATGGCCTACTCACTTGGCATACCAGTCATTCACGTTGACCACTTCAAACACAGAAAACTTGAAGGGACGCATCAGGGGGAAGAAGACACGAAGCCGTCAGCAGCGACGATCCCCTGTACACTCAAAACACTCAAAGAAACACTCCTTGGTGTCTTAGAAAACCCAGGAGAGAATTGGGCAAACCGGAGGGATGCCTTACTCGATTTCGCCGGAGACCCAGACAAGGATACACCAATAAGCACGATGGTCTCGGTTATCTATGGAGCAGTCAAAGAAATCCAAGCCAAGGATCCTGGCGTGGCGTAACGACTGGGGAGGAAAAGGAAACGACAAGCTCGACCTCTACTGCGGCGTTGGGTATTACCGAATTGTCAAGCCACTACAATATCTCCCAGAGAGATTTGACGCGGTGCACTTCGGGAGATTGCCGGACGTGGTAGATGAGAACCTCGTCAACGTTCCACCGCAGGAGGCTATCCCCTACCTCATATCAAAGTCAGATATTGTCTGGATGAAGAACATTTCTTCTCCAGCGGGTATTTTGCAGTTTGTCGCCCCGTGCGCGTACTACAAGAAACCACTCATTCTCGACATGGACGATGATTACTTCGCGGTCGATGAACTACACCCCGACGCTGAGTTCTATAAGAGGGACAAGTTAGAGCAGACGGTACATGAGGAACTCTTCCGTTCGGTAACGGCAATGACCGTCTCCACAGAACCGCTTGCAGAGGTCTACAAGCCATATTGTTCAAACATTCATGTTCTGCCGAACCTCCACGATATTAACGATTGGCAGTACAAAAAATCAAAACGCAAGGACGGGAGAATCGCCATCGGCTGGATGGGTTCTCAGACGCACTTTTCCGATTTCTTAGAAGTCGTAGAGGTCTATCGGAGAATCTGGAATAAATATAATACAAAGATCATCTTTCTCTTTTGTGGGGGGATGCCACCAAGTATTCTGAGGCAGATTTTTGAGGGAATGCCCAAGGAGGCATACGAGGTGCATTCAGGTACACAAAGCATACTGGACTACTTTCCGTCGGTTGCGAAATGGGGGTTCGATATTGGCCTTGCGCCACTCAAGCGCAGCCCATTCAACGATGGCAAGGCTGAGGGTAAGTGGATGGAGTATGCGTCGTATAAGATTCCAACTGTTGCGACAAACTTTGGCCCATACGCCAGGAACATCAAACACGGAATAGACGGTATCCTCTGCGACACAGTTGATGAATGGGTTGAGTGGATTTCCAGACTCATCGAGAGCGCAACGCTCAGGGAACAAATCGGCACCGCTGCATACAACGAGGTTGTACAGAACCGCCAATGGAAAGACCATGGGGAGCTGTGGGGGAGGGTCTTTGACCAATATATCGGGAAAGGATTCGAACGTGCCTAAAACACCGAAAATCCTTTGGCTCAATGTACAGTTCTCATCTGCGGAGGCACAAAAATGGGGTCTTCCTGGCGGCGTCGGCCACTACAGACAGGTTGCACCGTCACGGTATCTTACCGGATTTCAACACACTCACGCGGGTCACAGCTTCTTGGAGCTTGGCTTAGAGAAAACAAAAGAAAAAATTATTGAATTAGTCGAGGATCACGACTTGGTCTTTACCAAGAACCTACAAAATCCTTGGCTCATCCTTTCCGTACTTGCCGCGTGTGATTTCTATAATAAGCCAGTCTTCGTCGATTTTGATGACAATGTACTTACGACAGATGGGAAGTCTGCGGAGAAGATGTCATTCGAGCCTGGCTCGGAAGAACGCTATCACCTCGATGTGATGATGCAAGAGGCGACGGCAATCACTGTCGCCACAAAGCATCTTGTTGATATTTACGAGCCATACAACAAAAACATCATCGTCTTACAGAACTACAACGATCCGAGGGATTGGCATGGGATTGTTCGTGCAAGACGACCGGACGCTAGACTAGTTATTGGGTGGGCAGCGTCCGCATCACATACCGTCGATCATAGTCTTATCTTCCCGGTCATGCGACGGATTATTAAGAAGTATCCATTCGTGGTGTTCTCCTTTATGGGGCACATGAAACCAGAATGGGTTTTTGCAGAGGGAATTTCTGATAAGAATTGGTGCACCTATCCCGGTATTGGATGGTGGAACGGGAACCCAGAAGACCCAAGAACATACCCAAGCGAACTCGCAAGACAGGGATACGACATTGGTATAGCCCCACTCATTGAATCACAGTTCAATAATGGTCGATCTCTGACGAAGTGGTACGAATATTCAATGCTTGAGATACCGACTGTGGCATCGAGATTTGGCCCATATACAAGACTTGGGCCAGAAGACGCGCTCCTTTGCACGACCGAGGACGACTGGGTTGACGCACTCTCTGCGCTTATTGAAAACGAACAACTACGAAAGGATTATGGAAGAGCAGCAAAGCAGCGAGTCCTCAGTGACTTCTCCTTCCCAAGGGGTGGAGAGCGGTGGCGTGAGGCCATCAGTCCGTATATCGGAGCTGGCTTCAAGAAAGGCGGCTGAACAAGACACAACTCCTCCACAACCGAAGAAGTTTGTGCATGGAGGAGAAAAACCAGACATCGGCCCATCGGGGCTTCAGAATACCGACAGACCATATCTGACGACGGTTTTAGATATTCCCCTTGGAGCTATTGACCAGTGGCAACTCGACAGGACGATCCGAGAGGTTGACGGATACATCCTAGATATTATTACGGAGCGGAAGTGGGCAGATACCAGGGAGAGTTACGCATCCATTCTTGAGGAGCTAAAAAGCAACCTCGGCCTTCACCATAATCTTGATCCATATAGGACACTCGAACTTCTCACACACGGCATACGACTTCTCAAGCTCCAAAAGAAACACCGAAGACGCGAGGAAGAAATCCAGCGTGAAATCACACGCCTTAACGACAAACCATGACATTTTCAGAACTCAAAACACAATTTATTAACCTCGCTGACGATCCGCAAATCAGTGATGTTCAGGCTGGGGTATGGATAAACATGGCCTATCGCCTTCTTGTGCGTGAGCATGACTGGCCGTTTGTTGTTGGGAATGGGTCGTACACCGTTACCTCTGGGACACAAGAAACTCTGTTTTCAGCTTTCACAACCGCTATCACAGACTTCGCTAAGCCGCTTCGGGTGTGGATTGCGAACTCTTCTGGATCGGACAAAACACCGTTACAGCCGATACGATATGAGGAAAGGAATATACCCGGGATTACCAATTCATACTACATCACACCAGGAAACCTTGGTATTGGTCTTGTCCCGACACCAACAAACTCCACAGACGTTATCACCGTTGACTATCTAAAATCGACGACAGACCTCTCTGCAAGTGGCGATGAGCCGATGTTCCTCTCGGACTTCCACTCCATCCTCGTCTGGAAGCCGCTCGTTCTCTATGCGAAACAACAGCGCGAGGCGTCTGATGAGTTCGAGCTTCCGTACCAAGAAGTCCTCAGCTCCATGTTGAGTTTCTATAGTATGCCACAGGCTGGTACGGCAACACGAATGTCAAGAGGGGTGAATATCAAGAGGGGTTGGCCGTCTGATTCCCCGCTCTCACCAGTAGCATAAATGCCATTTCCAAGACCCGTTCGGGCATACAGCAAACATAAAGACCTCGCGAATATTGCCTCCGAGACATCTGGCGATCTTTTGAATCTCCGCTTCTTTGCAAACCCAAACGCTGTGGAGCGTGGGGAGATTGCTGTTCAGAAGACACTTGGCTACGCAAGATACACAACAAACGCGACATTACCAGGTGCGAAGGCAGGACTTGGTCTTGGTTCCTTCCAACCGTCCACGGGAACATATACCTACATTTACGCAGCATGGGATGACGCAACCCCCGATACCCAAATATATTCACTTCGTCGTGCTGTAGCTGGAACCGCGGAAGACCCAACATCAGAGGGTGCTACCGCAAGGTTCTCAACCAATGGGAATGCCGTTGAATTCGAGCAGGCAGCAGATTCACTCTATATCACGAATGGCGTTGATGCAGTGTTGAAGAGGGTTGCCGCTGGAACTTGGTCTGCCCTTTCATCTGGTGAACCACTTTCTGGCTCCGGGACTGTTGCAAAGTATCTTTCGTGGCACAACTTTATGATGTTCGCCGCGAGAACGGTGAACGCACCGAACAAACTCAGTGTCTCAAACGCAGGAGCACCGGAAACATATAGTGGGAACACACAGACACTCCCCTACTCGATTGTTGGTCTGAAACCATTGGGGGATTTGCAGGTTGTGTACACAAAAAAGACCGTCCACACCATTCAGGGTTATACACCAACACAGCTTTCCTTTCAGACAATCGAAAACCCACAGCCATGCGTTTCCCACCGATCGATTGTACAAATGCGACATTCGAGAACTGGAGAACCGGTACATGTTTTTCTTGGAGCGGATTATGTATGGATGTTCAACGGAACAAACTTCGAGGTGCTTGGGAGAGATGGCTGGGAGAGTATCCGAAGCGGACTCAACACCTCCTCCCTCGACATTGCTGCGGCTGTTTATGATGCACAAAACAACCAGTATAGAATATCCGTGGCAACCGGAGCGAATACAACAAACAACACCACATACGCATTCGACTTCAATGGTGGAAAGTGGATACAGCTTCCAGGAAGAACCGCGTGCGCCTACACAAAGCACGGTTCGCCAAATCCATCGATCTACTGGCAAGAAGCAAGCGCCCTTGGGCTTGTCGCACAAGAAAATAGTGGGAACAACCTTACCATACCAGCGACTGCGGTTGATATGGGTGGTGGACTACTTGCTGGAGATACAGAACTTACTGTTGACTCAACCACTGGATTTCCGACAACAGGAAAAATCGTCATCGAGTCTGAAACCATCCGCTATACCGGCGTGACATCAACAACCTTCACTGGCCTTGTTCGTGGCTCTGATGGGACAACGGCAGCGACTCATGCGAATAACACGGCGGTCTATGTTGCTCCGAAATTTCAATACAAGACACTCTTCCTTGACGCTGGAGAAAAGAACCTCTTCAAGAAATATCAGGTTGGCTGGGCATCACTAAAATCATCATCGTCAGCCTACAACCTTGATGTCGCCGTCGATGTAGACCAGTACGGTTCTGCGGTGATGAAGTCAATTCCCATAGTAGGCTCTGGTGCCGTCTGGGGGTCGTTCTCTTGGGGTGATGGGACACTCTGGGGACAACCCTCCGTCGTTCAATATCCCAACGTTAGATTCCCCATTATTGGTAGGGGGAAGGAGATTGAGTTTACTTTCTCTGAATCTGCCAATATCCAGCAGACTGAACTGTATGATTTTGAATACAGATTCAGGCCTCTTAAAAAACGATAACACAACAACCGTGGCAACATTCACTCAAACAACCACGTTCGTCAACGGCGCATCTGCTGATGGCGGACAAGTCAACACAGAAATCGTCAACTTAGGAAGCTCGGTCAATAATGTTGTCGCCGGACAATTAGATTTGGCGAACAATGTGTATGTCCAGATTAAGAACTCTTCTGGCACAAAAACCGACGTTCTCAAACTAGGTTCCGACAATATCATCCACCTCTCTCAGATTCCCGATAGAGTAGAAGGATCGAGCGCTGGTAGTTTCGCAACGAACGTTCGTACTGACCTTGTTATCATCACCGGCATGTTCTACAAGGCAGCAAACACTGGCGTTGCGGTCATCGACAGCGCAACAATCACTTTACCGGTCACGATGGACGACACTGACTACTCAGTACTTCTCACATCTATTGGAACAAGTACCGATAACCCATCGGGGCGTGCAGATACCGACGGGAACTCTGAACTCTTCATCGCACAAGTCAAGAGCGGATCAAAAACAACATCGCAATTTGTCGCACAACTAGCGCAACCATCGGGGTCAAACTTCGCTGGTACTATGCGTCTTATGTGTGAATTTCTTATCATTGGCGAAAAAGCGTAATGGACACACCGGCAAACGCAGAAAAAATAGATCTTGGGATGGTTTATCCCTGTGGCTGCTCCGAAAAGGAGCCGCAAATAGTGAAGTCTCTTATCCACGATACCGATAAACAACCGATCCTTCGCGCTGTATGTCTGCGACATGGGAAGTATTGTGACGTTCCGCTTGAGAAGATGGAATGACGCAGTACAAGAGAACATTCCAGTTCCCCGCCGGTATACCCGCAGATGGCGGGAAGGTTCAACATGAACTGCAAAACATACAAACCGTCCAACGGTCGATGTATGTTCAAAGTATCACGACAAACTCCCTTGCCAATAATCAAGAAATTTATCATGGCTGGGGGTTCATCGCTGGCGATGGGGACGCCTCAACAACTATTGTCATTACCCTCCCAAATGGAGGATACGACAGTGCTGCATATGATGTGTTTGTGCATATCCTTGGGACGAAGAACAACTCAGACCCAACATCCCGCGCAGATGTAGACGCTTCAGCCCCACACAACCTCACGTCATTCAACGCAACGTCCGCTCAAACTGCGACACAGTTTCAGATAGTTTTTGCCGACGTTGATGCGACGACTATCGCAGCGACACGAAGAATTCTTTTTTCATGGATGACTATTGGGACTAAAGCATGACCGGCATACACCCCTGGACACAATATACCGAACAACAAAGGCTCCACCAATCTGGAGACCCTGATTATTTGACACAGACCGCACAGGTCTATGGTGAACGAGGATCAGCGGCAAGGAGGATAGCATCGGTTTCTACTGGGTCTGGAGAGGCACTACTTATTGCTGGTGATGCTGTTGATATACGAGTTCTTGACCCATCGACAGATGGAGTGACGGTCTACGGCATCGGCCACGATGCAGCGGTGAACGCTCTCCGCCAAGCATCACCGAAAACCGCACAAGACAAAGCGCTCAACGTCCATGCTGGCGTCTATCTTGACTCATCACCAGCACTCGGTGATTTTCAAGTATTCCCAATTCGTCTCACAACTGATGGATTCGCTCGTGTGCAAGTCGAAAACGCGACCATTGAAAAGACCAACAATGCCGCTGCGGGCACAGCTGGCCTCCTCGTCGGTGCGAAGTATGAAGCATCGCCAACAGCACTCGACGACGGAGACTTCGGCCTTCTTCTGCTCACGGCAGGGCGTCTTCTCAAGACTGACACCACAGGCGACGTTGCCCACGATGCGGCAGACTCAGGTAACCCACTGAAAGTAGGGGGCGTTGCTGTCAGCGGCTCAGCCTCACCTACCTCGGTAGCTGCGGGCGACCGCACGCGCTTCATCGCCAACCAGCACGGCATACCGTATGTCGTCGGGGGCCACCCGAACCTCATCACACGGGAGTACGACTTCGGAACGAGCGCCCAGACGGACGTGAACCTCGCAGCAGCAGCAGTCGCTGCCGATGAGCGGGTCTACATCACGCGCTTAGAGGTGATGTGTGACACCGCAAACACCGTGAACGTCGCTGCCCGCGTCGGCTTCGGTGCCTCAAATGTTCCAACAGCATCGTCTACGGGGGTGAGCGGCATGATTGCCTCGCATCCAGGCATCATGCCTGGGTCGGGCATCATCTGTGGTGGTGCTGGCGGTGTTATCGCCGTCGGTGGTGCTGGAGAGGAGCCGCGTATCACCACAAGCGCAGCAACGAGCGGCAACACGCACGTCATCATTTCTTACTTCCTCATTGATGAGACACCGTAATGGAAACCGTACAGGAACAACGTGGTTGTGGACTCTCAGGCTGCTGCCCGCCCGTCAAGGTGACGCAGGAAGACGTTGACCGCATCCTTGCAAAAGTCGGCGGTACCTTCGACGACTGGTTCACGCGCACGAACGCGGGCATGTGGACGAAGAAGGGCGAGAAGATATTGATTCCAGCAGACCCCAGAAATCCAGAAAGCATGGACATGATTGCCGAACCCTGCATCTTCATGACGAAGGACGGTCTGTGCTCGGTCTACGGTAGCCATCCGAAAGAGTCCTGCCAGGGCCATGTGTGTGAGTGTGACGGGTGTACCCTTTGCTCCTTGAGAACATGAGCATGCAGGCAAGCAACGACTTTGCGTTCACGGACGGCAACAGCGGTAAGATTGCTTTCAACGGCCTAACCTATTCCGCAACGACAGGCTGGGTCAACTGCATTGTTGCTTTCAACGCCGCGACGCTCATCCAGACCAACGCGTTCTTCCAGTTCAATACTGGAGCGTTCTTTAGTGGCATGAAAGTCAAGTCGATTGACGTGGTTGAGTTCTTTTACGTTGAGGCTGCTGCACAGCCGGGAACACTGCCGAACGTGATGAACGTCTACATCGGTGACTTCATCGGTGCGGCCCTGAACGGCAACTCAGGAGAGTTCAACGGTGGCACTTACATGCTGGACGCGGTTGCGAACGGCTGGCTAAGTAACGGCAACACCTACTACGATCTTTCCGCAGAGGGGAACGACCCGACGGGCTTCGTGAGCCTCACAGGAACGACTGACGTTCGCTTCAAGTACGACTCCACCGCAGGGACGAACGGACGGAACTTCAACACGACGAAAACGAAGTGCTTGCTGCGCGTCACCTACACGAAGTACACCATGGGTGTGCTCCAGCGCGGCGTGGTTGTCTTCAAGAGCTAACCATGGCAGACCCAACAGTCAACAACGATACCAGAACCGCCACCTTCACCCTTGAAGATTCTGCGGGCTACACCCTCTCGAATACGAGACTAGAGGACGACCACAGCTCCATAGCTGCCGCGTCCCTTGGTCTGGTGATGCAGCAAACGACCAACACCGCGGACGAGCTTGACGACGACGACTTCTCGAACTGGACGACCCAAAACAACCTCTCGTTCGTTTCCAACATCGGTCGCTTCGGCGCAGGGTGCGCGAAGGTGCTCCGCAGTACAGGCAACCAGTCTCGGCTCGCGCTCGACGCCACAGGTCTCTGGACGGGAAACCAGGGAATCATCTGGTTCAAGGACAACGGCGACGTGTTCACCGGCTCCGACCACCTCTCGTTTCTCTGGGCGTCGAATGCCAGCGGCACCCCCGCTATCGCAACAGGCTTCGGCGTTGACGCAGCGACGAGCACGGGTAACTACTCGTACTACAACCTGAGCACGGGTAACTGGACGAATACAGGCATTGTCCGCAACACGAACTGGAACAAGCTCACCGTCCGCACGGGTGGTGCGGTGCTCGAAGGGGGAGGCGGCGGCATCCTGCAGCTCTACCTCAATGACGCGCTCATCTACAACGACACCGAGCAAAGTCCTGAACTGCTGCGCTTCGTGGCGAACACGCCGACCGCTGGCAAGACCTTCTACCTCGACCGCATCTGGCATCGCAGGAACGGACAGCTCTATGACCTTGTGTCAACTGCGACCTTCCCGAAGCTCCAGCCAGCAGACGTGCGCTACTGGGACTCCTACACGCCGCTGCTCAAGTCCGCGTCGCCCTCGAACGGCTACGCAGCGACGGGGCTGACCATGGAGGTGCAGTATTCCGCCGATGGTGGAGCGAACTACGGCACGAACGACCCGACGTACACGAACGGCCTCTACCAGAGCCTGCAGACCTCGAACGTGAATGACGGCTTCATCTCCCAAGTGACGGGCAACGAAGCGATGCGCATGAAAGCGACGCTCGCGGCATCCACCTTCGGCACCATCTCGCCACGGCTTGAACTGGTCACGATCACCTGGCTCGAAGAACTCCGACGATACTATCCCTTTGAACGATTTACCTAAGCTACCCTATGGAAGCAGAATCCAACGAAGCCCCATTAGCAAGACGCGAGAGCGATGCAGTGTCCATCGCTGTTCTTGGTACCCAAATACAGAGTCTTAAGGAACTGATGACGGAGAAGCTCGCCGGTCAAGACAAATCACGAGACTTGGTACTGGAAAAACTTTCAGGCCAAGACCACATCCTTGCGCTTATTAAAGAGGAAACCACAAAGACAAACGGACACGTTGCTGACGCCTTCAGGGAAATCGCCGGTATCAACGCATGGAAGAATAAGATCACTGGTGCACTTATCATCTCAAACATTATTATCCTTCCGATGCTGATGTACATTGTCTATCAGCATCTGAATGGAAGAGTAGGATAGAAGGACAAACCACAATAAAAATCCCCAAAAGACGGCCACATGAGGGCGTTTCCTCCGCGCTCTCGTGTGTCCATCTTTGGGGGAAATAATTAAACACCAATGGCAGAACCACTCTATACAGAAGATCAAATCATCCAAGCACAGCGCGACCCGACCTACACGCAGGCGGAGTCTTTGATTACAGAAGATATTGGGCAGCAACGGACTGGTCTTCAGGGTCAACTGTCTTCACTTCCTCAGACCTACGCGCAACGGAGGGCGCAAACCATTCGCTCCTACCAAGACCAACTCGATACCATCAACCAGAATCTGGCGAATGCTGGTATTCAAACACGGGCGCAGTATGGCGGGAGAGAGCTCTACAACGCCTCAGGAGAGGTCTCAGGCATCGGCCAGGCGGTCGGTGCACAGAACCTCGCCCCGTACCTTACTTCGCTCAGAAGCACGTCAGAGGCACAGCGTAACGCGCTCTCTGGGCTTGATGTTGAGGAGCAACAAGCACAACAGGACATACAAAGCAAACTCTCTGGACTTGACGTAACGGAGAAGCAAAAGAAGTTCGACCTCCTCCAAAGCATCCTCGCACCGATTAAAGCCGCGGCGACCAAGAAACAAGAGGCAATAGACACGGAGCGTGCGGACACTATTTCGACTCGCACCGAGCAACAGGCAAAAGGAAGAACCTATCTCAGTACACCGAAAGAGGTTGCGAAAGCGAAAAAGGCAGGAAAGACTATTATCAAGATTGGCAAGGACTTCTTTACCGCCTCTCCTGCGGAAATGCTTGACCTTGCAAATACACAGTCACTGATCGCGAATCGCGGACGTGAGAGTGGCGGTGGAGAGATAAGTGTGACGGAACAGAAATTCCTTCTCGATCAAGACTATAACGCCTCGCTCCAAGGAGCGTCGGATGTCGTTGTTACTGGTGGGGATAAGGGAGACGGAGAATACACAAGAGAGGATATTATCAGGAGACTCGCACAGGAATACCCCCATAAGAATATCTCGGACATTACGAAAGATGTTTTTGCTGCTTATCCAGACAACTTCAGGATCGGTCAGCCAAAGAAAAGAGTGATAGACCGTGCCCCAAACTCTCCGCTCAATAGGCCAGGCGGGAGTCTCCTCCGTAAATAAAGATAACTAGATGCCGATAGATTGGGGTTCCTCTCTCCCAACAAAGCAGGAGAGGAAGGTGATAGACTGGAAAGCCCAACGGGAAGACGTTGAGCCGATTTCTGTTGTTCAGAGAACCACTCAACCAACCAGCACGAGCAGGAATCAACAGGGCGAAGTGAGAAAGAAATCCCTCCCAAGAAAAGTAGTTGACCTCTTTACACAGAACACTCAAGCACTAGTTGGTGGCGCAGGAAGAAATGTTGGTGAGGCACTTGCCTATGTAATAGATCCCAACGTCCGTAACCAGGCAACCGCATCTTCCCTTACCGACACCGACATGCGCGTTCTTCAGAGGTATCGGCAGCTTCCAGCTGGAGCACAAAATGAACGTCTTGGACAGTTTATCAAAAACAACATCGTCAACCGTGCGGGTATTTCGTTCAAAGACATTCTCCCAGAGCAGGGAACGACAAGTGTGAGAAAGATAGCTGGGCAAGCACTCGGAACCGTTGCTGAGGTTGCCCCATTTGCCAAACTCGGTAAAGTCGCTGTCGGTGCGAAAGCGGCTGTTCAGGGAGGACAGAAGGCAAAGACGGCACTTCAACTCGCAAAGCAGGGAGCAAAAATTGGTGGAACCTATGGGACGCTCCACGGCACAGCATCCGGCCTCCAGGGTGAGGGAGACGCGAAAGAGATAGCGAAACAAGCCCTTATTAGTGGTGGTATTGGCGCTGGTCTTGGCGCGGTCTTAACACCTATCATCGGCAAGGTCGGACAAAAAGTTGGTGAGTCGGTGCGGAGAAAAGCCGTTGCCGCATCAGCAAAACAAACAGCGGCATCACCAAACCTCGCCGGAAGTTTCAGAACGACGCAACAAATCCGCACAGGAATCCAGTCTACTGTCGATGACACAAAGGCTGCACTCCAGGCAATGGCGAAAGACCCCGATCTTATCAAACTCGCGCAATCTGGAAAAGCACCAACGCTTGATATTTTCCAGAGAGCTGGGGACATGGCGACAAAACTCGAAGTCCACCAGCCCGGACTTGCAGATAAATTTATGAAGCTGGTCAAGCCATCGGACACCATAGACGACCTTTCCAGAAAGGCTCTTTCGCTTTTGCCAGATGAGAAGGTTGCTATTTCTACACAAGACGATGCCGTGGTCAATACACTCCTGCAACACCTCAAGACATCCGCGAGACTCTCCAGAAGGGCGACTGATGTGCTTGCCAGCGCAGAACGATCATCTCGTGTCGCTAAATACTCCAAGGCACTAGAGGGAGCAAAGACACAAAAAGATGTCCGCGCTGCGCTCTCCAGGCTCGGTGGCAAGCTACCAAAGGCAGACTACGAGTCTCTCTTTGGGAAGATGTCACAAGCTGATATTGATGCGGCCTATCGACTTGCTGCCACAACAGATAAAATTACGCAGTTTGAAAAGGCAACCGCGACGAGGGCTCTCGATAAAATCTTCGGCAAGACCGCAGGAGAAGTCCCGCAACCGAGTGAGATGGCTGTACTAGAGAAATTCCTTGGCAGGGAGGTTGTTGAGGAGCTTGCCAAAAAGAGTTCCATAGCATCAAAGATTGGGACATCTATTGTCAAGACACTAAACGTCCCAAGAGCACTTATGGCCTCTACAGACCTCTCGGCACCATTCCGACAGGGAATCTTTTTCATTGGCCGTCCACGAGAGTTCTTCCCGAACCTCAGGCCGATGCTCAAGTTCTTCGGATCACAAAAGAACTACGACGCGGCGATGAAAGAAATCAACGCCCGTCCGACAAGGGAATTGATGCAGAAAGCCGGAGTTGTTTTCACGGATATTGGCGGGAAGCTGACCTCGGCAGAAGAGTCCATGATGGGCGCTGGATTTGCAGAGAAGCTCACTGGAGGAAAATACAGTCCAGTCAAGGCATCCAATAGGGCATATACCGGTTTTCTTAATAAGCTCAGAGCGGATGTTTTTGATGCGCTCCTGAAAGACGCGGAACGAAGGGGTGGGGATATAACCAGTGAAAAACTCTTGAAGAGTCTTGGCTCCCTCGTCAACCACGGTGCTGGCCGGGGTTCGATTGCAGCACTTGAAAAAGCGATGGTTCCGCTCAACACGGCCTTCTTCTCTCCAAGACTCGCACTCTCTCGTATCCAACTGCTCAACCCTGTCTATTACGCAAAACTTGACCCCATCGTTCGGAGGCAAGCGATGAAGATTCTCCTGGCCGACCTTGGCATTGCCTCGACGGTTTTGGGGTTAGCGAAAATGGGCGGCGCAGAGGTTGGTATGAATCCGACCAGCGCAGACTTTGGAAAGATTAAGGTCGGTGACACCCGCTACGATGTTCTGGGTGGCTTCCAGCAATATATTCGCCTCGCATCACAGCTTTTTTCTGGGAAGATTACAAGCTCGACGACTGGAAGAGAAATCCGTCTCGGTGAGGGCGAGACCCCACTGACTCGCCTAGACATCCTTGGTCGCTTCATGGAAACCAAGAGCGCCCCTGTTGCCTCGTTCGTTCTTGGGTATCTCAGGGGAGAAAACGTGCTTGGCCAGAAGTTTGATATTCCAACGGAAACCATCCGACGATTCATCCCACTCTTTCTTCAGGATGCTCACGATGCCTATAAAGAATGGGGTGTAAAGGGAATACCCATGTCGCTTCCCGCCGCTTTCGGTGCTAGTGTTCAGACGTATGGTGCTGGGGAAATTAAAAACGTACCAAAGAATGTTATTCCGAAAAATAAGCAATCGGAAATAGAAAACATCCTCAAGGAATCTCGATACTTCATCACGCTCCCGAAATCCGAACTCAAAAAAACCGACAAGTGGAACGAGTCGCGTCGTGATCTGAAGGGAAAAGAGGCAAAGGATTTTCAATCAGAAATGGGAAGGGCGACGCTCGACGCCATTCTCCAAGCCTCCAGAACCCCCGGCTGGAAACAAATGACCGCAGAAGAAAAGAACTACACCATCAAGAGACTTGTCACCAAGGCTCGTTCAGATGTCCGTGATAAATGGAAAGACAAATTCCTGAAATAATGCTATACTTATAGCATCTGTTCTTTATTCACAGGAGGTTCCTAGCTAATTATTAGCTGAAACCATATTCATAGTTTACGACAGGGAATTGTCATTCTGTCAATACTCGCCTTGACAATTCTCTCTGTTATACCATCCAATAGTGCCGAAACGACCACTCTCGTTCAACGTGAAGACATCCCCCACATCTACGAAACAAAGCCATTAACCATCGACTACCACTATGTTCCAGAACCCAAGCCAGTGGAACAGCCACAGCCCGTCACAAGGCATTTAAATGCGTCAGGACGGGTTTTAAGTATCGAAAAGGGTGAAAGGTACGGAAGCGGCCAATGCGTCGCTCTAGCGCAAGCGTATGGCTTCAGGGTGAGTGGTAACGCGAGTGCATGGCCGGAGAATGCGAAGAAAGCTGGGTATACCGTCAATAAAGACCCAAAAGTAGGATCCGTAGTTGTGACGACAGAATCATCGGCGGGAACGGCAACGGGCCACGTCGCTCTCATAGAGAAGATAGAAGACGGGTGGATCTATGTGAAGGAGCAGAACTACATCCGCCTCACCGTCAGCCACGGGAGAATCCCGATCGACAGCCCTATCATCAGGGCGTATATCCATAAATGAAAAACTTCAAGACGATTGGGCAGATAACGAAAGAACTTCGTTTGATGCTTGTATACCCAAGGACGAGGATACAGTACCGAAGACTCAAGAACTATGAGGCATCTTCAACGTTCTTCCATCCAGGGAAGGGCATCACCATTATCATTGGTGCTGGGAAATGCGGAAGGATACGAGCCGTGGTTCACGAACTCCTCCACCAGCTTTTTAATAGCAGAATGAGGGGGCTTGGATATGGGGTTGTAGAGCCGCAGATACGGAGTCTTGAAGAGGAGGTCGTCAAGAATATCTTCAACAGCGACAAACAGGTTCTTTGGTGGATTGAGCACATCACCAGGAAGCTCCCAAAGAAGCAAAAGACAACTGGGTAGCTGGGACAGCAGAGAAGGAGGTGGCCATGAGGCCGAAGAGAAGACCGAGGAGAAGAAGGATTTCCTTCGCCGTCAGAGTCGTTGTCCTCAGAAGCTACAACCGACAGTGTGCGCACTGCTCTCAAGTGAAGAGGCTCACTATCCATCATGTGAACCATGATCCATCAGATAACAGTATCCAGAATCTCATGGTTCTCTGTCGGTCATGCCACGACTGGCTCCATAAGCAACTTGGGTAAAGGAGGAAAATGCAAACAAGCCATACAGAGTTCTCTCAGGATTCAAAGTGTTCTTTCTTTCAACAAAGACTCTCTTTTGGGAGTCTTGTTTTTATTTCATTTCGGAGGCCATGAAGAAAAAACGACTCATCTTTGACATTGAGGTTTCACCAAATATAGGCTGGTTCTGGAAGCCGGAACACTACACACGCGTCTCCCATGAGAACATCATCCTTGAGGGTGCGATTATCTGTATCTGCTGGAAATGGGAGGATGAGAAGACGGTGTATGCGCTTACCTGGGACGAGAAGCACAACGAGCGGAAGATGCTGGAGACGTTCATCAAGGAAACAGAGAGAGCCGATGAGATAGTAACACATAACGGTAATACCTTCGATCTTCCGTGGGTGAGGACACGGTGCCTTGTGAATCACGTCCCTATGATGCCTGAATATACGAGCATCGACACCTGTAAAGAAGCACGGCAGCATTTCAACTTCATGTCGAATAAGCTCTCCCACATCGCCAAAGTCTGTGGCCTTGGAGAGAAGTTGGAAACCGGTGGGGCGAAGCTCTGGAAACAAGTCCTCATGGGAGAGACGGAGATAGAGAACAGAGACTTTTGGAAACGGTTGCTTTTAGGGAACAACAAAAGAGCGTTACAGAAGATGGTCAGCTACTGCAAGAACGATGTGTTACTTCTCGAGCGCGTGTGGAAGGTTATGTCTCCCTATCTCAAACCGAAGTCACATTTTGGCTCCAGCACAAACTCGTGTCCCGAGTGCGGGTCGTTCAAGGTCATCATCAACAAACAGCGAGTAACGGCGTCTGGATTGAGGAGGGTCTGCTTCCAGTGTACGGAGTGCGGGAAGTACCACACGCTCCCACTCTCAAAACTCACGAGCCCAAAAACGATATAGAAAACCAATAGAAGACCAGAAACCAAAAGACCTCCGAAATGGGGGTCTTTTTGGTTGGGGAGCTCTCTTCTATCTTTTCCCAATGTAATAGTGATTCTCTCCAGTGTATCGGTAGGTGCCATACGGCTTTACCCGTCCATCAAGCGGATCAATAATCTTCCCAGGCTGCTCTGGGTGGTCAAGGACGTAGTGTCCATTGCCAAAGTGTACCTTCCGAATACAGTACACCAATTCCCCTGGCTGCACGTCGTTGAAGAGCGTGTGGCGGAGCTTGCCTCCAGCAGCCTCACAGAGCTTCTTCCATACGGTTCTTCCGTCATCAAGGATACCTCCGTTTGCTCTATCCCAGAGCAGCATTTGGTCGGGGAAGAAGTCGCGCTGATTGAAGTAGGAGAGGAGCATGGCCTTGCAGGTAATAACACACCCCGCTTCTGCCATCGTTGGTCTTCCTATCCCAAACCCCGCATACCCAGAATATCGCTGACTAAAATAATGATCGCTCATTTTTTTCTCCTATTAGCTTTTCTATTTTCAATCTTATATTTCTTCATTGGGTGTCTCTTGCGCGGAGACTTCCCATAGCGTGCGGTCATAAGAGTTTTCCCTGTAAGGGTTTCTTTTTCCTCTCGTATTTTTCATCGTCCGTTATTTGCGATGTGGGCACATTCGTCCACTGCTCGATGAATCTCTCCCATCGCTCAATCTCTCCCTTCGTCCACCGTATCTTTTTCAATCCTCTCTTTGAATTGTTCAATGATGGTCTCCATTATTTGTGCATAGTAGGCATCAAAGGATTTGTATTTTGACTGTTGTTTGAAGAGGACGAATAACACCGCACGCAGTCTTGAAGACGGGGTTTTTATTCCCTCTGAATTCTGTTCATTCAGTTTCACAGACTCGAGCGCGTCTTCTTCTTCACCACGGAACTTCCCGAAGGCGGTGAAGAGCTTCTGCATCTCGTCTGGTGAGAGTTCCTGCGTCCCAAGAACGATCTTCAGAGAACCGTCTTGGCGGGTGGAGATTTGCTCTATAAGTGCGTTGGAGAGATTAATCATGGCTTATATTTTTTTAAGAGTTTCTCTAACTCTTTGATCGTGAATTGCTTGTTCTTTTTGTCGAGCTTTCTTAGTTCGTCTATTACGTCTTGTCCGTACGTCTTCAGCATGAAGCCGTAATACTCTACGAGGTTTCCACTCTTGAAGACATTGCATTTCACACATTGCGGGTGGACGTTCCGTTCATCGAAGAGGACTTGGTTGTGCCGGCCTTGGATGAAATGACCAGCTTGGAGGTTTTTGTAGTGATCCTTTTTCCCGCATGTCACACATGTCTCGTATCCTCTCCAATCCGCGTATTTCTTTCGGATGTGTAGACTGAACGCCGTCCATACTTTCTTTTTGAGACTGGAGACGGTATTTGCTTTCATTTCTCTTGGTGGGGTTACTTAGATTTCCACCAATACTTGATGAGGCCAAGTGCAATGGCAGTGAATACGGCACAGAACATGAACCACAGTATTCCCGACCACCATGGCTCACCAGAAACGTCAAACGTGATGTAGCCGTAGACTGCATGCGAAATATACAAAAGGCCCATTGCGGCAAGGTAAGTTTTGAAATGTGAGTTCATAGGTGGGGTTCTCGATATAATCTTCTAATAAGGCTTCGTATCTGTTCACGGTAGAATCTTTTGACCATTGTAGCTTTGCGTTCACGAAAGGAGTTTGCAAAGTGCTTATCGAATCGTGCTTCAATAATCCTGAGGGCTTCGACAACATCATCGGGGAGGACATCTAACAGATAATCATCGTCCATCTTGGTTGGGTTCTGAGGGGTTGGTGATTGAGTCAAAATACTTCCGTATTTCCAGCATGTCAGTATACGTCTCCTTACTAAACGCCCTTCCTGTCTCGACTTTTGTGATGAACTTCTGAACTGACGGCATAATACGTTCTCGTATCTTCTCCATGGTTTCCCTCTCCACTAGCTCTTGGTAGGAGGCGAGGAGGGAACGGAAATCTTGCATCACCTTTTTCGCCGTCCGGCATTCCCATTCACACGCCTCGGAGTGTCTGTGTTTCCAAACAATCTGTAAGAGTTTTTCTACTTTCTTCTCCCATTCAGTTGTGTCAGGGTTGGTCATGGTTTCCATCCGGAGCTTAATTTCTGAAGTGCCTTGTTGAGCAAATTGATGATTTCATGTGCTTCGTCGGGTCGCATGATGACATCTGCTGCTGCCTTCTTCCCAAGATACTCTTTGTTGAGCATGGTGAGTCGTATTACATCAGCAGGCTCAACCTTTGCCCATGACTTTGGCGGCTTCTCGATTGCTACGGTAATCCGTGCACCGTTCTTGTAGACGTTGGCCCAGCTCCATTTGACGGGTGCGTTCTTTCGGAGCAGTTTTGCGCCAAGCTGCAACCGTGCAATGGTTCGTTCGTGCTCTCGCTTCTTCCCTTTGCGTTTGGTCATTCTCGTTTCGTTAGAGGGGTTTATTTATTCAATCTATAATATGTCCTGTGCGGCTCACTCACTGTTTCCACATAGTGTCTTGAATCACGTCGCTTTTCTCGGTGTTTCTCTTTGAACGCTTTATCAGTTTTCCATTTCTCTTTTACTCTTGCTGACGCCCTCTCACGGTCACGTTTGTTCACTTCTATAGATACATGATAGGAGATCGTCCTTTGGCATACTCCTACTTGTTTTGCAATATAGCTTTGTGAAAATCCACGTTCATATAAGGTGTGGATAGTTTTTATATCATCAAGCGTCAATTTTTTTCTTCTGTCGAGCGAGTCTGATAGATTTGGGTATTCCATCATCCCTTCCTCTCAATACGGTCTTTCTCGGAGGAGAAGAGGGCTTTCTTTATTTCTCGCCACACCTTATCGACGATGTGTTCTCGTTCATACTCCGGCAATACTCTTGTTCGATAATTCAACATCAATCGCAACCGTACATCGTGCTTCTTCACGTCGCGCCCATATTCCAGCAGGAGATTGTGTGCAGCGTCCGAAGCATGGTCTAACAAGCATTCAACAGACATTTCCTCCATCGTCTCTGGTTGTGTGGTGGGGGTGGTCATTTTGGGGTTTCTGTTTAATGGTCTTTAGGGTATAAACAGACCTCACGTCTTCACCAGGTATGGACGTGGTTACTTCGCAGTACCCAAGACGTTCTAGCTCCGCCCAATTCGGTTGAATCGGCGATTCTTCCTTGTAGAATCCGTACTGCTCCTCGGTCATCCTTCGTGTTGTCGTAATCATAATTTCAATCATCGTCGTGTGTTCATAGAATCTTGTTGATGAGGGGTTAGGCTTTTCCTTTCCAGTTTTCTTCGATGTCGAGGAGTTGGGTAAATTGCCATTTATATTCCGCAGCATAACTCGCAGCCCACGCAGCCCTCGCAGCAGCCCACGCAGCATCACTCGCAGCATCACTCGCAGCATCACTCGCAGCCAACGCAGCAGCCCTATCAATCCTTCCAGTATCAGCATACTCTTTTGCAAACCCAACAGCCTTTTTCAAAACTTCAAAATCTTGTTTTCGGGCGTACTTTAGGGAACGGTGTGAGCAGCGATAGGAGAATGCACAGACTTGGCGCTTTGTCAGTCTTTCTAGCCGCTTACCGACAAGCCAACCCAGGTCGGAGTATTTTTTCTCGTTTGTAAGAACATTGACCACCACATCCCACTCAACACTTTTTCCGTATTCTCTCTGAAGACGACCAACCCAATCCTGATCGTTACAGGGTTTCCACTCTTTGAGTTGTGCTAGGGTAAGATTCTTCATAGAATCTTGTCGATGATGGGAGTTGGTTTAGTTACCTTAACGGGGGTTTTAAGCCCCGCGATATTTTCCACCAGTTACGATGGACGCTTCAATGAGCTACGGACGATAACGCCCGTTAAGACAACCAAATCGCATCTGGCTTTCCGCTAAATCCTTTGCCATCTTTATCGGCGAAGTGAACCCAGCCCGTTATCCATCGTCCCTTGCCCTTATAACGACCTTTAACACAATATGCCAACGCTCCAGTCCCCCAGTAACCATAAACTTTTTGACCGCGTTTCCATAATCCGGTGTCTCTAATTATCTTGAATACAGGGTCCTTCATAACATCTCCTCGATGAGTTGGAGGTCTTGGTCTTTGGCGGCGTTGTGTCCTGTAACTTGGCGGTTCATTTCCCAATACGCACGATTGCCCTCATCATCGTCTCGATAGGCGGAACGTGGTGGCATTTCTGCCCGTCCTGCCTCCACCGCCTCCTTCAGTTTGGCCTTGCGGTCAGAGAGGGCCTGGGAGAGGAACGCCCTGTGTACATCTCGTACTTCCTCTTCTACGGTATGGTGTAAAGGGTCTTTGTAGCCACGACCAAACCGCTCATCAAACTCCCGCAGTATCTTTTCTTTAGAGGATGGTTGGGTCATAGGGTCTGGTTTGGCGCAATAATCTTATCCTTGATTGCCGCGGCGAGACAGGTAGTGTGGAGATGGAATAGATACCCATTTTTGTATGGTGATTTTTCACTCTTCCTTGGGTGGTTGATGAGAGAAATGTTCGTTCCGTCTTGAGTGACCCTTTCTCCACACAGGTCACAGAGATATCCCTCTTCTCTTTCAACGATAACTTTTTTTGTGATAACCATTGTAGTATCTTATTTTAGTAGAACCACTTAAAGAGGCGTTGCCACCAGTGCAATCTTTTCACAAACTGAATCGCGTGCTCACGTCCTTTGAGCCATTCGTCTGAACGACCAACTCTATTGTAGGTCGTGCCTTTGATGATTTTTTGTTGTTCTTTAGAGGATTCCATAGGGTTACTTACGGTTGAATGTTATACGAATGCCATTAGCTAAAGTAGAGGCAAACGTCGCAAGGATAAAGAACGTCATCCAGGGGTGAACAAACATCCATTCTGTGATGGTATGACATTGACTCATATTGTTCGGTTGTTAGATTTGTATGTCATTGTAGTCCTTGCTGGTTAAGTCAATGGTCATTGGGGTCAATCAGCTTGTGCTCAACGAGGTGGATAAGAAGCGAGGCGCGAGCGTCGGCTTCGGTATCGTGTCCGAGGCAAGCAATGTCGCTACACCCCGGTTGCTGGTCGTGCCACCAGTAGAAGAGGCTGTCCTGCGGCACACCAAGCTCTTTGAGGCGTTTCGCCAGTTCAAGGGAGCAGACTTGTTTGTCGAGTGGTAGGGTCATTCTCGTTTCTGGTTATGAATCGGGCAGCCTTCTGTTATCCAGAATCCACGCGTCTTGCCGAGTTCAGGATTGCCGTGGCCATTATCTAGGACAGCACAGGTACAACCAAGCGTTATAGCTTCATCACTTCCTGGGTTTGGTCGTTCAGTGGTCATTCTCGTTTCGTTAGAGGGTCTATCAGTACTTCGTCTTTAGTCAACAGCCGACCTAATGGTTCGCCGCTATAATCGTACTGTACAACTTCGGAGCCCTTGTCTGGGTCCGGGGACAGAAGTAAGGCGTGGAACGCTACGCGCCCAGTTTGTATGTTCACTATCATCCCTTCCCCCCTATCCGGTCTTTCTCGGAGGAGAGGATGCCATCAATTATGACCGAAGGCGATTCAGCGTCTTCCTGCCAGTTGCGTTGCTTATCGTATTCGTCGTGTAGTCGCTTCTCCACCCGCTCAATGAGGGAGAGAAGTTGTTGGAGGCAATCACTTGGGGCACCTTTAGCGTATGTGTTGCACATCTGATGACACACATCGCAGAAATACGGATGGTTATAGCAACACCTGTGCGCCGGTGCATTATGACAAGTTGATAGCCACTGCCTGTTCTCCTCCATCGTCTCTGGTTGTGGGGTGGAGTTCATAGTGGGGCAACTCGTGACGGCGGCAATTCTGTACGCAACGTCTTGTGATATGTACATTTGGAACAGCGCCAATCTTCTTGCGGCGGATAGGATAGTAATATCTTATGTTCTACTCGTGCGCCACAGAGAGGGCACCTCCAGTTATCCCGTTCATCAGTCTGGTTCGGGTCGGTATCTCGATAATCGCAATTTGGACAGATGAAGGTTGTCATTTTCGTCGCTTCTTACTTATGGGGAGGAGGCGGACGGGGAGCTTTGTTAATCTGATGTACGACTGGATTGAGGCAGCAACCTCATCAGGCCCACTCCAACCACTCTTGCGTATCCATCCATGTTTCCATGCCGCTTCAGCCCAATCGTTAACCCCAATCATTGTCGCAAGCGTTATTCTGTTCTCCCTCGCTCGTTTGCGTGTTTGCTTCATGGTGGTTACGAATAGACGTTGTTTATGGGGTTGGGATTCCCTGAAGGCTATTGAGCAGGACGGCCAACCATCACCGAAGCGATAGGCACTGACGCGCCGCTGACACGTCCTGCTCGATAGTCTCCATTTTTCAACGTGCGATAGTCTCCAAGAGGGAAATGGACTAGGAGCCAGCGGGGAACGATCTGACCACTTCGCTCTCACTCGCTTCTTTCGTTCCCTAGCGACGATGGACACTGGCTCTCAGCCCACTTCCTGTACTGAGCACCGAGACTCGGCCACGTTCGGGGGTTCTGGCTCCGTCTGCCCGTCGGCTACGTTTGCCGTTGGTTCCCCCATAGCCGAGTCCCGCTGCCCACTACCCGACCCCATTCGTTACGTTTGTTGGTGGGGTTATTGTTTGTAGTTCTGAATCTGCAGATACAGCGCAAGCTCGTGGAGAAACGCCTCCCGATTCTTCCCGACATCTTCACGGATCACCGCAGTAGGATTCTCAGCACCAAATGGGAAGATGATATGTCTGGTAATGGTTATTGGATCGGCGATTTTCTCTCCATCAGCAGTCCACAAGCCGTTCTCCGAAATCAGCAGGTCGTACCCACCACACTGGAAAAACATTTCTGGGTAGGCAGTTTTTGAGCTCTTGATGTCAATGACCGCGATGTTCCCATCCTTCAACTCTGCGCCTATGTCAGAAATTCCTCCTACCCAATGTTTCTCACTAAAACTATGTGCCTCAGACCAAAGAAACTTCTTGACATTTTCCTTCGCCCACTTGACGAACGATTGAATTTCCTCTGGCGCGTCCTGTTCGTCCCCGTTGATACACGACTTCACATACTCCTCAACAAGCTTGTGTCTTGCCGTCCCCCGCTTCGCCGATTCTTTCTTCTCAACGTCATGGGCTTTGTAGCAGTCGTCGAGCAGAGAGAGGTACTCAAGATGTGGGAGATTTCTAATAACGTCGAATGCTTCGCCGGCCTTTTCTAGCCGTGTCTGCTTGTCGGTAAACTTCGGATTTGTCCAGCCAAGTTTTTTTAGGGCTAATCCCACTGCCCACCACGTCAGACCCCCCTTCCCTACCACAGAACCTACGGTAGATACGCCGGTGAGTGGTCTTCCGTCGAGTGTATGAACGTGTTGGGCCTTATCGAAGGAATATTTCATAGCTTCTTCATGGTAAACGTACTAGTAAACCGAAGCGCGTCTTCGATCGTCAGCCCCTTCCGCCAACCCCGCGCCCATGCGTGGAGCTGGCAGAAGTCGGCACTCATAATAGTAGATTGGAGTTCCTCACGGACGTAGTCCTCCGCATCGTCCGTGAGGTCGTTGAATATCATTCTTTTTCTGATTCCTCTACTTCAATTTCTTCTCGTGCGATGGCGAGGATGTCCTCCTTCATCGCATCTGCAAACTCGCGAGACTTTACATCGTTGACGTAGGTAATGGCCTTTTCCGACCACTTCCCACACTCATCAATGTATCCCGCTCGCCAGAGGTCTTTCTGGTCTTTGCTGAACGCTCGTCGGATTGTTGCCGACAACTCTGAGAGTTTTCTCATGGTTTTCTCCTTTAATGATTCTCGGTTATATGTTTTCTCTAATTGTTCGATCGCTTTTCTTATTTCATCTTCCGTAATCGCCATTGCTAGCCCTGAGTAGTCAGATACCGCCCATGTTCCCATATACTTTGGATTTACATACTTATATTGTTTGACTGGCACTCCTTCATCTGCGTATCCGGTGATGGTATAAAGCGGGTAAGTCCAGTCATATACTTCGAACGCGTCGTCTGGACCATGCTCAACGGAAATATTCTCCCCAACGATGGTGTGGTTATCATACACCTGACAAACCCTCACAACCGCTCTCCCCCAACTATACCCATTGTCCGCGAACACCACATCTCCAACTTTGGGTGTTCTCTTGTTGAATTCCATTTGTTTATGATTAGGATGATTATGCTAGAACGGAATATCATCGACGTTGATTTCTTCTTCACGTTTCACATTCGGATATTCTGAGGTTGGGAAGGAGACGGGAGCAACGGGGGTGTCGGTAATTCCTCTTGTCTTCTTTATGAATGCAACATCGTCTTCTAGATCCTTCAGGCGTTTCTCGGTGAGTTGCTTCCAGTTAGGAGAAGAAAAGTTGAGATACTCTTTTGTCCCATCTGGGTACATCTTCTTGGTGATTTCAAGCTCAACCTTTGCCCCCTCAATCCACAGTTGATTCTCTGCAGTACCAAATCCGCTGATCCATCTATCGGGAATCTCTGCGACTTGTATCCTGACGCTGGTGTAGGGTTTGGTCGCCCCGGTCTTGTCTGTATAGACGAGCGGTGAACCGTCTTGCTTTGTTGTGTACCTAGCGACTTTGGTGATGGTGTATTGCATTGGGTTAAAGTTTCTTTGGTAATTCTTCTTCTACAGAGAGGAGTTGGTCGAATTGCCATTTGAATTCCGCCGACCTCGCCGCCGACTTCGCCGACCTCGCCGCCGACCACGCCGACCACGCCGCCGACTTCGCCGCCGACTTCGCGGCATCAACATCTATTTCCCCAGTCTCGGCGAATATCTTAGCGAATGAAATAGCCTTTCTGAGAACCGCAACATCACGCTTCCTCGCGTACTTTAGTGAGCGGTGAGCGCAACGATAGACAAATGCGCACACCTGTCTTTTGGTAAGCTTTTCCAGTCGCTTTCCAATTAACCACAAGAGCGCACCCCACTCTTTTTCCTTTGAGAGTATCTCTACCACCACCGGCCACTCAACGGTCTTCCCGTACTCTTTTTGCATCCTTCCGATCCAGTCGTGGCCATTACAGGGTTCCCATTTCTTCAACTGTGAAAGTGTGAGACGTTTCATAGTGTGGTGGTTAGAACGCGGTAGATAAGATACATCCCTCCTACAATAAGTAGCGCCGAGAGAAGGAGAATACAACTACTCAGTATTCTCGCCATTCTGTTTATCTCCTTCAGGGTTTTCTGTATACCAACTCTTTCCCATTTTCTTTTGTATTCTGGGTAGGCTTTCAAGAATCTGAAGTACCCGACTCCTCGTAATGCCGTGATTAACTGCGATTTGTTCAAGGGGGACTCTTTGTCGTCTTTCATCGTATATTTTTTGAGCGCGTTCATACGCGAGTCTTGCGGCCTCGTCTTGTAGCTCTCTGATTCTCTGTGTCTCTGTATAGATCATGGTTCATTGAGTGTCCTCCGTTAGTCGGAATGAGTAAAATCAGGAGGGAGTGAGAACGCACGGGTGCCTATCGGCGTGGCCGCAACGCGGTCGTTCGTTTGGTGTGCAGTTCAAACTCCCTCCTTGAAAGCTGACCTCACCATCATTCTACACCTTGCAAATACCCATGTCAAGAGGTATTATATTGGGATTTTTATATCATCAGACTCTCGAAAACGGTGAAATGTGGATAAGTATAGAATCTGTCTGCACGTCAGACGATAGAATCAAATTCCCCAGTAAATATGGGGATTGACACCACAATCTCTTTCGTGCTATACTACCCAGTAACAGCCTAGTAAAACACCCAATAAAGCGACTCCACCACCACAGTAATCTGTGAGTGGGTTTTGTCGTGTAAGAGTACAAGCCATGAAAGACAAAATTCTCGGGATACTTTCGTCAGTTCGGTTCTGGATCATCACATTGGGAAGCGCATCCGCTTACCTCGCATACGTTGAGGTGAACGGTTTTTTGTTTTCCTCGCTTCTGAATGCTATCAGCATCTGGCTTGGTGTTGTGAGTGGAATTGGAAGTTTAGATAAATGGTTTACTTTGCTTGGAAGTAAGGACAAAGTGCAGCCCACCCAATGATAAAAGTGTCTTGTATTGGTTGTGGAAAGAACTTCACAACCTATCCAAGCCTTATAGAAATTGGCCGAGGAAAGTTCTGTTCAAATAAATGCAAATATTGGGCGGCACGAGATAGGTGGACCAAAGAAAATAACCCAAGGTGGGGCGGCGGGGGAGTAGAGAAAAGATGTTCTGTGTGTTCAAAACACTTTTCCGTTGAGAGATATAGAACAGCTACTGCAAAATTCTGTTCGCCGCGTTGCTCTCAAGTATATCAATGGGGTAGGCCGGATTACAGAAAAAATCAGGTGGAAAAACATATCGGACAACCACCATCTGCGAAACAAAGGTTAATCGCACGATCAAGGAGAGGTCCACTAAGTCCGAACTGGAGGGGTGGCGTCACACCGCTACACAGCAGAATAAGAAAGCAGATTGAGAGCGTGAATTGGAGAAAGGCCGTTTTTGAAAGAGATGGGTTCACGTGTGTATTCTGTGGAAAGCGAGGAGGGAGACTAAATGCAGACCACATAAAGCCATTCGCTATGTTTCCAGAATTGAGATTTGATTTAGATAACGGAAGAACATTATGTGTAGATTGTCACAGAAAAACAGAAACATGGGGTTGGAATAAGAAAAAGATGCAAAGAACTTCGTTTTACAAAACCAATGCGCAAGAAGGGAAAGAATAAACTCCTCGAAGAGCGCCTGCTTCGTATTGAACGACTCTACGACGAACAAAAGATTGACTACCGGCAGATGGAAGTTCTTGATACGGCAGCAAGGATTGAAGCTGGAATGCTCAACTACAACGAGATAGAAGAAGAAACACTCAAAAGCTCTTGAAGTTTCGGGCGGGCTGGCGTGCGGCGTACGCTATACCACGCCACCTCACCCGAACCGTCAACTATGACCTTCTCATCCGTCCGTTTTGTCAAAAGAGCCAATCTGTGGGTCGTGACATACTTCGGGGAACCGAACGCCAAAGACTCGCGGGGAAAGCAGCATCAAAACTGGTTCTCTACGGAGAATGACGCCAGAGCATTTGCTGATTCCTTGATCGAGCAGGATAAGAAGAAATAGAAAAGATAGCTTCTAGCACCATCGTGCGTGGTTCGCGTGAACGGCCTGTGTAGGGTCTACACATCGTAAGTCAGGGGCGGTGGTGCTAAAAGATATTTTTTCTTAGTTCAACGAACCGTGCGGTGACTTCTGACTGTCCGATTTATCGGAAACAGAGAACACTCCCACTAGTGGTTTGTGAGCAGACACAAATCCAGGCAACGTCCAACCCCTGACGACCTGGTCTCCAGCTTGCCCATAAATCCTCGGTTCTTCATAGAAGCATGTACTTAGTGGCTCATGGAGTCTACTGGAGAATAGAGGGGTTGTATCTAAAAACATAAATCAAAAGGCGACACCAAGCCATTGAAATGTCGCCCATGATTGGGAGTAAATACGTCTCCCACGCGTAACAGCATAAATGCTGAATGGTTGGTTGGAGGAGAACCAACCCGACGACCTTAGCAGACCCCCCAAATACCGTCAAGCCCTAGGGGCTCCTAAAAGACTCCTATAGGCTGCTCTCGTGGTGTTTGGGAGTGCTCAGCCGTTCGTTGATTCTGCTCACCATCAGTGCAACCTCGTCCTCGGTGTGGAGGCCGTGCATCGCCGGCGCTCCATTCGACCACGTCACTGACCCAACGCGGTTCCCGTCGTCGTCAACGCTCTCAGGAGTGAAAACGATCGTCAGAGGTTCTTCATTCGGATCCTTCCTCGCTGTCATAGGCTTTTGCTTAGTTGATAAACCCACACAGGGGACACCGCCACTCATCCACCACGTCATCGTCGCGTATGAGCTCGATATTCCCACAGTTTTCACACTCAAGTTGTTTCATAGATGTTCCTTCTCCGCTTCCCGATGTACCCTCATTTCCGGTGAGAACATATCAGAAAGCGTGAGAAGAAGCACGACGCCTCTTTTATTCAAAATGGACGAGCAGGTTCTTTGAGCCGAAGTCGAGCGCATTTGCATATTCGTCCCCAAACCATACGTCAACGTCCGTCTTGTAGTCAGTCGTCCCAATCACATCGTACCACTTCTCGTAGACGGGAATATACACACGTGAGACCTTTCCAAACTTCGCATTGACGGCTACTCGTTGCCCCCGTGGTTCTCCCGCATGAGCCCGACACCACGTCGTTTTGCACTCATGGGATGAAAACGCTGTTACTTTGACAATCTTACCCCCACCAATACCACTAGGACTCTCTGTAAGGCCACTGGTTGCGTTCTGAGAGGCGTTTGCATGGTTTATGGTAGGAAGTACCAGAACTGCCACCTCCTCTTCATACAGCGCATCGTAGCCCCTCGTCCATATCGCCAGTCCAAGAAAGAAACTGATCGCTAGGAGAAGATACCATTTTGCTGCTGTCGGGTTCTTCGCTGAGAATTTGTTCATAGATTTACGTTAGCTTGTTAGTTTTTGTTTGTATATCACTATCATACTTGGGAACGGTGCGGATGATTTTGCGCCCTTGAACCGTACCCGACCTCGGAGAAAACGTATCTCTGCCTTTCCGTATACCCATTCGTGGAACCACGCCGTATCAACGCGAGCAAAGACGAGACACACGACTGTCGCACCGCGCTGTGATTCCTGATACGCTTTTTTCATCCAGTACTTGATGCTTCTGCCGTATGGCGGATTCATCCAGCACACGCCATGCCATTCTTGCAGGAGCGCGTCATCTTGCTCGGTAAAATATCTCTCGCACTTGTGGTTTGACTTGTTCGCACATACGTCAAGCGTGAAATGGAATTCGTCGTTGAGCTTTTTGAATAACTCATCCGGCGTCTCCCAGTCCATGCGACGTGAGGCGTAGAGTTCTGGCTGTATCATTCTGTTTCTTCTTTTTCCGTCTCAGAAAGCCACGCCTCGACAAGTTGTATATCGTTCCCGCCAATTATATGATTGACCACGCAATCTTTCATCTGGCAGTCGGCGTTCCGCTTCTCTTTTACCTCTTCGACAATGCGCTTGAGCGCACCCCTCGTTTCGTTGTCCATAGGTTTCTTAGTTCGTTGATACTGTTACTTCCCTCGTTCGTGATGATGTGATTGACGGTCGCGTAGGATAGAACGTGGCCTTGGTAGGCATTACTGCGCCAGCATTGCTGCTGTCCCTTTCGGGCATGACTCGCACCACGTTTTCACCGCTTTGCCCCCGTCCGCTTGGTTGCCTTTCGGCAAACGGCGCAACACCACCACGAATAAGAGAATCATTGTTGATAGACAAGGAGAATGGACGGCCATAGATATATGGTCGGCGACGAACCGTTGCCATTTCGCTATGCGTCTTTATTGCCGCCCGTTGCCCCTGTCTATCGTTTTAGGTTGTCAATGTTCACTGTTCCCTCTTGGGAATCGGCAGGTGTTTCTCTGACCTTGGTTTCATCATACACCCAACAAATACCACTGTCAATACCCCTTTTTGCTGATGTTTCTATATATACCCCTCTCTCTGTGCACAGTATGGGGAAAACTGTTTTAGGAGATTGTAGAAGGAGACTCAATAATTTCGCCCCGCGCTTCTCTTTTCTATAGGAAAATCAACAATCTCATACTCAAAGAGTAGTATTCATTGGGTTTATTGTGATCGGTAGGTGGTCTTTGGATGGTGGATTGTGGTTCGGGGTTGGTAGATTGTGGGCATATTCCCATGAAAAACCCACACTATACGAACAAAAACACCACAAACACTAGCAAATACGTTGGTTTATGGTCAAAAAGACGGTAAAGAACAGGTGAATTGGCTAAGGTTAGCGGAGAATAAGGGACGCATAATGATTATTGTGCGACACTTGTAACGCATATTATACCATAAAAGAGAGACATAAAAGTGTTTTGTCCATCGAGAGAAACGAATAAAAATAGCTTACGTTAGCCAAACTTGACAAAAGTGACCCCCAGTATGGGTAGGCGATTCTGGTGACTGGGGTGTGGAGTATATTATAAAACCGTGCCCCTCCTCCACCATCTCCCATACACTTCTCCCCCAAGCCATCCTAAAATTTTTTCCCCCACTATGCAGAAAAATTTTTCTCACCAGTATCCAGAAAAATATCTTTGCCCGTTATGTGGGGAGGTCTATCAACCAGCACCACAGAGATGTTTTCTTCTCCATGAACCAGGAAGGTGCTGTCATAAGTACGAAACAAGATGTGGAAAAAAGGACAATCAGGAAATCCTCTCGGACGCCCAAAAGCGCCCGAAATTGACGTTCTCAGGCGTTCGATAAAAAAAGTAGAAAAGGAGCGGAATATCCAGTATTGGGAGGAGATAGTCAAACTCTCCCTTACCAATCCAACGTTGGCAGCAGCGATTATTAAGAAGTTCATCCCAGACCTTTCTTCACAGGAAGTCTCTGCGATCGTTCAACAGGAGGTAGAAGGCTATGTCTATGCGAAACAGGTCGAGGACTACAACAAGGGGATCACGACCTTCCCGCACAAGCTCCAGGAACCCAAAGAAAAGAAAAGGTAACCCAAGTGTTCCCGGGCCTTCGTTGACGCTCTCTGGGTATGGGTTTTTATTGGAGAGCTATAAGAACTTATGCTCGGTATAGCGCGTCCTAACCGCTTCTTCGCTCCGTGGGAGTTTGTGGAATCCCTGCTTTCCCTAGAAGGAAAATTCAAAATCCAAACCTCAAACGGGTGTTATATCGACGACAACCGCAACGACCTTTTGTATCTCGCGAGGAACGAACCGTGGCTGCTCATGGTGGACTCTGACATGGTCTTCACGAAAGAAGACGTGGAGAAGATGGTTCGGCACGTTGAGGATGGGAAGGATATTATCGCCGCCGTCTGCCGCACGGGACGTCCCCCGCATACCTACATGCTCTACGAGAAGGACGAGCCCTTCTATGAGGCTTGTACGGAACTCCCAAAAGAACCATTTGAAATCGTCGCCTGCCATATGGCGTTTACGATGATGAGCGCCAGAGCGATGCAGAGACTCCCCTTTCGTCCTTTCGAGCGCGTGAAACGCGGATCGGCCTTCCTTGGCGACGACATCGCCTTTTGCTACCGGGCGAGAAAGGCAGGACTCAAAATGTTCTGCGACCCATCGATTGTGGTCGGGCATATAACATCGAAAACTGTATGATAAAGAAACTGAAAAATGGATTTACCGTCGTCTCAAAAAAGACGGGAAAGCGCCTTGCAAAAGTTCTCAGGTCGAAGAGGGCAGCGCTCAAGCGCTTACGACAAATAGAATATTTCAAAAAGAAACATTGACTTCAATGGCAAAAGAACGAACAACAAAGGCCGAGCGGGACTATGAACGGTCGAGAGTCTCGAAGAACATGGGTTTTGGCGTGAAGGCGAATCCGCGAGCACCAAGGACACCGTCTTTTGGTACCGCGCAGGGGGATATGCGACCACCGAATAATAAATAAAGAAAGAAAACATGGACACAATCGACAAGCGCGTTGAGGGGGGAAACACCGACCGAGCGCGAATGAACGCGAACGCCAAGAAGGGCGGCTACAAGGAGAACATGGATATGCGCGATCATTCCTCGCCGAAGCATGTCTCAGCAAGCGGACAGCTTGAGGGACAGCGCGAGATTGCAGACCAGAAGGGCGAACACAAGCCAACAGGTGACGGTTCGTATTTCGCTGGTCGGCAGATGAATCGGGAATAACCGAAGAGGAGGATGCAGACCGCCGTTATCCGAGGGAAAGTCGTCGAGGTTATCGACTATTCGCCGTACCCACACCAGACGGAACTCGATGATCTCCTCCTTCGTCGGGCGGTCTCGCAAGAAGGGCCGCAGTTCTTCGTACCTGTTGACCACCGCAGAAGCGGGAAGTCATCAGGTCTCGTGAACTCGCTCATCAAAATCTGTACTACCGTCAAGCCAGCAGGACAAGCGTATTACTTCTACCCGCAGCAGAAGAAAATTCGAGAACACATCTGGGACAACCCGGAGCTACTCCCAAAGTATCTTCCTCGGAGCATGGTGAAGAAGAAAGACGACCAGCGCATGGTGCTCTACTTTAAGGGCGGCTGGCAGCTCATCTTCGACGGTACGGACGAAAACCCAGACAAACATCGAGGGGGAAACGGAAGAGTGTATGTCGTCGATGAGTACGACGACCAACAAGAGAGAATCTTCACGGAAATCATCCGCCCTATCGTTGAGTTCAACGGTGGTATTGCGGTACTCTCTGGAACCCCTCGCGGGGTGAAGCAGCTCCATAATGCCTACGTCGCAGGACAAGACCCAGAGAGACCACAGTGGTGGTCGAGGCTTCTTCCTGCGACACTGAGCCGTCGCTTCGATGGTTCAAGGCTGCTCACCGACGAGCAACTCGAGCTCATCAAAAAAGACTACATCGCCTCAGGGGTTGGTGGTGCATTCGAGCAAGAAATGATGTGCGCCTTTAACCAAGACGCCAATCAAGTCTTCCGAAGAATTGAAGATGTCGTGAAGGATGATGTTGGAAAGTTGCTTGAGCCGAAAGACCCCGAAGAAGGACATTACTACCGCATCGGCTGTGACCCGGCAATCACCTCAGACTACTGGGTGAACTCCGTTCTTGACCTTCACTCACACCATGAGGTTGCCATCGAAAGATTCCAACCGAATGACACCGCTCTTGGTGAAGCGCGGACAGAGGCCCTGTGTCGAAAGTATGGCATGGCGGAGATTGTCATCGATGAAGCTGGTATCGGGAGACCGATTGCCGACCACTTGAGAGACCGCGGACTCCCCATCTTCCCCGTACAGACGGGGACAAACAAACAAAGACTCATTACGGAGCTTTCACTGAAGATTGACGCGCTGACGATTCGTTTCCTTCCAGACCAAGTCGCTATGGGGGAAATGAGGGACTTTGCGTTCAATAGACTCCCATCGGGAACCTACCAGTTCGGAGCGCCGTCTGGGAAACACGACGACACGGTCATCGCGCGTGCACTCACTGCGTGGGAATTACCAGAAAAACTCCCGGCACGAGACCGATCATTCTGGGGGGAAGAACCCGTGTCAAAGACGGAGGACTACTACAAGGAACATAACACATATTTCGGTGCCACAAGAAAAAGAGATTGAAGAAATTGAAGAGGCGGACGCCCTGAGCTACGTCCCGTCAGCACAGGAGGAAAAAGATATTGCGTATGCACGCTCCTTTAAGGACGAGGCATACCGACAAACACAGAAAGAACGCGCTGAATGGCGGAGGGCGTACGACCGATATAAGCTCGCGAGAAATCTTTCGGAATATGACTACATTGATGACGTTCATCTTGGGCTGACCTATGACGCCACCGAACGAAAAGCGGCAGAACTTCCTGGCCGTGAGTTTGGTTTTATCGCAAAACCCGTAGGAGAAGACGACGTGCGTGATGCGCTCCTTGTGTCCGAGGTCTTACGTCAGACGTGGGAATCTCCGATGATGATGAATGGGCCAACACGGATGGAAAACATCCGCAAGCAGATGGCGCTTTTTGGCAACTGTTTTTGTCAGGTTCTTTGGGAGACAAAAATTGATGAAAATGGAAATATCATCAAGAGCGATCCTGGGTTTTACCCGCTCAATATCTTCAACGTCTTCTATAATAAGTTTTTCTCCGAAGTACAAGACCTCCCAGAAATCGGCTATCAATTCACCGTTCCCTTGCAGTGGGTGAAAGACAGTGCGAAGACAATGGGCTTTAAGAACACGAAATACGTTCGCGGGATAACCACCGAAGTTTCCTCGCAAGACGAGGACTCAACCACCACAGAACGAAGCGACACGCCATCAGGAGAGATTGCGAGCAAGCATCACCGCATGGCGAAGATCTTTGAACTCCAGTCGGATAAGTGGATTTACACATTTGCGATTGACGGCGGGAACTGGATTCGTCTGCGGAGAGTAAAGAACAAAATCGGCATGAAGAATGTCGTCCTCTTCCGCTATAAGAGACACCCACTCCCAGACAGGCTCCTTGGCGTGACCGACGTTGCCCGTGGCGGAGAGATTGAAGACGCAATCCAACGCGCCATGAACCAAGCAGTCTTCAATTCCCTCATGGTAGATAATCCTGGGTTTACCTACGACAAGACCGATAGGAACATCGACCCCCGGACGTTCATCATGGCTCCTGGTGCTGGACTGCCTCGCGGTCGCGATGCGAACTCCATCACCCCGCTGAATTTCAAGTCTCATATTGGAGAGTCACTCACCATGATTCGTGCGCTCTTCGAGCGTTGGAAGAGAGTGGTGAACTCACTCGACATCTCCTCTGGCATCGGTGACGCATCAGCAAACACGGCAACTGAGTCCAACATCCTTGATACGAATGCAAAGGTTCCTATCGACAAGATTGTTGATGGCATGAAGGGAACCATGCTCGACATATGGCAGATTCTCAAAAAGATGTACGAGGTCTACGGCCCAGACTCACTGACGATACAAGTCTACGCACCAGAGCTTCTTGAGAAACTCGGGAGCACTAATCCAGAGAGTTCACAGGAATTTACTGTCGAGAAAGATTCGCTCATCAAAGATCGAGATGTTGAGGTCTCTGTTGGATTTACTACACAAAACAAATCTATTCTCTCACGGAGAATTGTGGAGTGGCTTGGTATCACCTCAAAGGATGCAGCAGTTCCGCAGCAACTCAAAATGCTCGGCTATCAGCAGTGGCTTGAGTTTAACGACCTGACCGATCTTGCACTGAAGTTCGATGAACTCATCCGCCAAAACCAAACATCAGACCTTTCAGTCGCGGATCTGGAAAACCAAAAGATGGCTCAGGGTATGCAGCTCCCACCGACACCAAACGCATCCGTCGCGCATACACAGCGTCACGTTGAGTTTCTGCGTCGCGCGGAAACTGGGCCGGAGGTTGACCGATTACTTGATATGCACATTCAAGGAGAACTTGCGGCTCATGGTAATGGTATGCAACCAGGACAAGAACCAGGGATGGAGGGCGGTATACCACAAACCCAAACGAATGAACCGATGCAGCAACTAGCAAACGCAGGAGAAGTATGAAGAAACTCGACCAAGCGATTGTAGAAGCAGCCGAGAATCTTGCGGCGATTGAGGCGTTCAAACAAAGCCGCGCCTACACCCTTCTCGTCGAACCACTCCAAAAAGAACTCGACGGACTGAAACATGCCTACAAATGTAAGACGCTGCAAGAGATGGCAAGGCTTGACGGGCTGTACGAGGGGCTCTCCTTCATCACAGATCTTCTCAAACAGTATGAGGACGCTGGTGATTTTGCCCGTGAACGCCAGCTCGCAGAAGCGTCACGTCAGGCGAGGGAGAATCAAGAAATAGACTCAACAGAGCTGTAAATCGAACACGCAAAGAATTTCGCGAAGTATCGCGGCATTCTTTGAGTGCTGGATTAAAGGTCGAACAGGCTCAAACTTAGTAAAGTAATTTCATCAGAATCTATGGAAGACCAAACCCCACAAGCGGACGCCGAGACAACGGCCACGCCGCAGACTGGAATGCCTCCAGAAGAAGAAGCGTCAACTACCACTGTCGCCAACCCAGAGCCGTCAACTCCGGAGGCGCAGGATCAGTCAGATCCATTGGCAATACTTAAGGAGGCTGGAATTAACAAGTATTCCACACGCGAGGAAGCTATCGAAGGACTCAAGAATCTCAATAAACTCGTCGGAGACCAGACCGTTGCCCAGCAACGCAAAGTCACCGAAGCGCTCGTTGAGCAGACAGGACTGAGCCCAGAAGAGCTCGCGGAATATCTTGCCCAAGGAAATGTTGCGGTCAATCAGCCGGAAACGGCGACCGCGCAGCCGCAGATCTCAAGGGAGACGAAAATCGCCCTTGAGCGTTCTACGAAAGTCCTTGTCCGTGATTTCATCAGAGAGAAACCTGAAGCTAAACCCCTGCAGGACGCAATCTTGCAGAAGGCGCTCGTTTCAGGAAAAGACCCTGAGCAAATCTGGGCAGAAGAGTATGAACCAATCTTCAAAGCTGGCACGGCAAGTGGCGGAAAGAAGTTACAGCAAACCATTGAGGGGCAACCCGCAAAGGCAACTTCTACCGCATCAGAACCTGACACAAGGCTGGACTTCAAAAAAATGACTTCCGAAGAAATGAGGAAGCACCTGCCGGTCACTCAGCGATAGCGATAGTCGTTCTTTCACGGTTGTCCAAGGACAACTACAATGGCAATCACAACTGGTGGTCTTACCGCCACAATGGCGACGTACTACTCGAAGCTGTTTCTCGAAAGAGCAAAACTTCTTCTGAAGTTCGATACGTTCGCACAACGTCGCGGTATCCCCAAGAACGGTGGTAAAGTCGTCAACTTCACGAAGCATATTGCTCCGGCGGTTGCGACGACTGGTCTCACGGAAGCTGTCAACCCATCTGGGGCGAATGCTACCGCCGCGACCATCGCTGCAACGCTTGTCGAATATGGCTCCTACACCCAAATCTCCTCTCTCTATGACCGAACGTCCATCGATGTAGGTCTCGAAGAGCAGGTGTCAATCTTTGGGCAAAATGCCGGTGAGAGCATGGATACGATTATTCGTGTCGTGTTCTACGCTGGTGGAGACCTAACGACTCCGCAGTACGCTTCTGGAAACTCAACAACGACCGCTCGCTCGAACCTGGTGGTTTCAGACATTATGAACACCTACCAACTTCGACGCGCAGTCCGAACACTGAAAGTCAACCGAGCATTGCCGGTCATCGGCGCTCTGGGGAACCCGGTGTTTGGTGGTCTTGTTGGGCCGCAAGTGGCGTATGACCTCTTCGGAGACGCGCAGTGGCAGAACGCACAGCAATATGTCAACCCAGACCCGATCAAACGGGGTATCCTAGGTACATTCGCTGGCGTGGAGTGGGTAGAGACCAATAACATCTATACCACGGCTCTCGCTGCTTCTTCGGTGCTCTATCAGACCTTCATCATGGGCGATCAGTCGCTCGGTGTGGTCACCATCGACTCTGAAGACGTTACTGGGAAGACCAACGCACAGTTGATTATCAAGGAACCTGGCCGAAACGATACGGGCAACCCGCTCGATATGTTCTCGACCATCGGCTGGAAGGCCGCGATGGCTCCTGTGGTACTCGACTCTAGCTGGATTATCTCCATCTACACCGCTGCAAGCGCGTAAGCGTTCGCAGTAGACCTTTCGCCCAACAGCCTGACCTGAAGGGCGAAGGGTTGGTCAGGCAGGAATTGAAGGACATTGAACATTAACGGAGAAATCAATGATTATTCCTCTCGGTCAAAGCGTTCTCATCGAACGCGACAAAATCAAAACAGAAACCATTCTTAGAAAGAGCGGCGTCCTGAAACAGGCAAACGACCAGCTCCAAGCTTCTGGGCTTTGCTATGGCACGGTGCTCTACGCTCCGGAAGACCAGAACATGCTACTTGATAGAAGTAGACCAATCAACCCAGTCTCCATTCAAGCTGGCGACAGGGTGTGGTATTCGGAGTTTTCTGTCGGCTATATCGAGGACGACAGAGACGACCACCAGGGGGAGCTCTTGGATATGGTGCCCCTTGAAGATATACGGGCGCTGATCCAATAGCCATGGTGTACTACGGAAAAGAG